GGAGCGGTCAGAGTATTCTCTACATGGCTTTCGCAGAAGCACCTCTCGTCAATTCTTCAGGTGTTCCAGTTAATGCTCGTTAATTAACGGGAAGCAAACATAAGATAATCTTCAATCTATACACAAGGCCTACAATAGATTAAAATCATGGTATGCTTAGAAAAGTGAATTTTGTCCCAGGTTTTAACAAACAATTAACACCTTCGGGTGTAGAAGCAGGTTGGATAGGAGGCGATTACGCTCGCTTTCGTTACGGCATGCCTGAAAAAATTGGGGGATGGGAAGAAACTCAAACTAATATTTTACCCGGGGTAGGTCGAAAAATTTTTGGTTGGTTTGATACCCAAGGGAATCGATGGATTGCGGTAGGCACCAATAAGATTTTAGCCATCTGGTTTGAAGGTGAATTTCATGATGTTACTCCTTTGGATTCATCATTGGATCAATCGAGTGTGACTCTAACCACAACTACCAGTAGCGACGAAGCTACTCTTACTTTTTTAACAGCTCATAATTTAGATCCAGGCATGGTTATTATGCTGAGTGGTGTAACGTTGCCTGGTTAAGGAACCAGTCTTACAGCGGCAGAGTTGGAAGATAAAAAATTTGAAGTTCTTACTACTCCAACAGCGAGTACTATTACTATTACACTTCCTTCTACAGAAACTGGTGCCGGAATCACGGGCCTCGGTTCAATGACGGTGCAGCCTTATTATCGAATTGGAAATGCAACTCAAACTTATGGTTATGGATGGGGCACTTCCAGTTGGGGTAACGGAGGCTGGGGGGATGCTTCAACTTCTACTCAAGTTATTTTACAGCCAGGACAATGGCAGTTAGATAACTTTGGATCTTTACTCCTAGCAACTATTAGAGGAGGAGCGACGTTTCAATGGGATCCTGAAAACGTAGACGTACCGACGGCCATTGCTACACGAGCCACGATTGTAACCAATGCACCAACAGCTTCTGAAACCATGATGGTTTCAGAAAAAGATAGACACGTTATTTTATTGGGCACAGAAACAACCATTGGTACTACGAGCACACAAGACAAAATGTTTATAAGATTTTCCGACCAGGAAGATCGAAATGATTGGGTTGCGACCTCTACGAATACAGCAGGAACGATGCGATTATCCTCAGGATCAGAAATCAGAGCCGCTATTCAAGGTAGAGATTATATTTTCATATTAACCGATAAAGCGGCCTATGTAATGCAATTCGTAGGGCCACCTTTTACTTTTTCAGTAAGGCAGGTGGGCACAAACTGTGGGTGCATTGGCCATAATGCTGTAGCATTCGCTAATGGCCGAGTCTTCTGGATGGGAGATGCGGGAGGCTTCTTTCTGTTTGATGGTACTGTTAAAAATTTATCTTGTAATGTTGAAGACTATATTTTTGATGATATCAATTATACTTCAGGTCAAATTGTAGCTGCAGGAGTTAATAACTTATTTAGTGAAATTACTTGGTTCTATCCAACGGCTAGTAGTAGTGTCATTGATCGTTATACTTCCTATAATTTTGCTGAAAGCCCTAGTATAGCCGGAGGTGTTTGGACCACAGGAAGTTTGGCACGTACGGGCTGGATTGATGCGGATGTTCAACCGGATCCTTATGCTGTAGAATATTTAACTTCTTCAGATGTATCCGATACTCCTTTAATTTATGGAAATACCGAAGGAATTACTAAGATGTATGCACAGGAAAAAGGAAATAATGCTGTAGATTCCGCTGGCGCTTCTACCGCGATTGCTGCTTATATCCAGTCAGGAGATTTTGATTTAGATGTAGACGGAGATGGAGAATATATTATGAAAATTAGAAGATTCATTCCTGACTTTAAAGTATTAACAGGCACGGCAAAACTCTCTTTAAATTTAAAAGATTATCCGGCTAGCAGCGAGACTGCTTCAGGATTAAGTCCTATTTCAATTACGTCTGCAACCACTAAAGTGGATGTAAGAGCTCGAGCCCGTCTTATTAATTTAAAAGTAGAAAATGATGCGGTTAATGAAACGTGGCGCTTTGGAACTTTCCGAGCAGATATTCAACCCGATGGAAGAAGATAATGGCTAAGGTAACTGTAACTTTTCAAGAACCTACCGATGAGTACGAAGCTTCTAATCAACGTATGATTAAATTTAAATTAGAGCAGCTTAAAACAGAACTTAATACCTCATATCAACGAACGATTGAAAACGATACACAAGCTTTTCAGTGGTTTAATATGAGTTATGGCTAAGAAACAAAAATTACAGTATGGATATTCACATGTCAGACATCTCCATCGAAAAAGGCCTGGACGTCATGCTAAAAAATGTAGTAAAAGAATTCCTAGGCATAAACGCACGCGGGGACAAGGACACTAATGGCAATACAATATAGAAATCAATCTTTTGATTTAACAACAGATGTTATGACAACGGTTTTAACTATGGATGAGAGCTCCCGGGCTATTTTACAAAATATTCAAGCTGAAAATACAAGCACAGGAACCGTAGACGTCGCCTCAGCTGTATTTGATTATTCAGCAACGGCGACTACACAAATGAGCACCATTCAAATGACCACCCTGACGACTCAAAATCTAGCTAAAGGACCCGTGGTTTTAGAGGAACAGGATGCCTTGAAAATAAAAGGGGGAACTGCTAATGTCATCAAAGGATTAGTTTCCTACGCTTTAATAACAGGAGATCAAGGAACAGCTTAATGAAAACACTACCGGCGAAAGCCAAAGAAATTGTTAAACATAAACGTACAGGAAAGATCTATGCGTCCAAAGCAGCATTTGATGCAGACGTAGCAGATCCTGCAACTGATACGACTGCGGAAGATTTTAGACAAGATTTAGAAATAACTGTTGCATCTTTAGAGGTATTCGGTAAAACTAATTAATGCAACCTTATGGGGGGACCGAAATTCAATTCGATTATCTCCGTAAATACAGCAATCGAAATCTTCTAGACCTTGTTCAAATTACGACTTCCGTTCCGGAAAAAGAACCTCTTCATCCTTTACGGCCTAATATCTTGTGGATTAAAAATTCATACGATCAACCAAATCTTGCTCCATGGTTTAATAAAAAAGAAAATCATAAAAAGTATGATTGGTATGTCTTTAACTCTCACTGGACTTATGAAAAATTTAGATATTTTTTTAATATTCCTGATACTAAAGCCCTCACTATAAAAAATGGGATTGATTATGATGAGCTTAAACTCAAAACAGACTTTACCTATAAAGCTCCTTTAAAATTAATCTATTTTTCTACTCCTTGGCGAGGATTAGACGTTCTTTTAGATGCCATGGAACTTATTAAAGAAGAAAAAGATATTATTTTGGATGTTTATTCTAGCACTATTATTTATGGAGACGAATTTCATCGGGATAATGAACCCAAATTTCTTAAACTCTATGAACGAGCAGGAAATTTAAAAAATGTAAATTATAAAGGCTATTGTCGCCATGATGAGCTAGTAGGAAAATTAAAAGACTATGATGTTAGTGTTCATCCTTCAACATTTGAAGAGACTTTTTGTATTTCCGCGATGGAAGCCCTAGCGGCTGGCTGTATGCTGATCACCACGAATCTCGGGGCTATTCCAGAAACCTGTGCCGAGTTCCCTATTTATATGCCTTATTCTGCCAATAAAAAATATTTAGCTGCCCAAACTGGGGAAACCATAAAAAATGCGAAAACTATTCTTAGTGGAAATGATCCCAGTCATAACTTGAAATTTCAACAACAATACTATAAAAACTATTACGATTGGAAAGTGATTGGATCCTTTTGGAATCGCTTTTTAAGAGGAGCTATTTATGCCAGACGAAAAGAAAAAAATCTTTGAAGACCGAAAAGCTAAAAAACTTGAAGCCATTAAAAAATCTAAAGGCTTATTTATATCCACCCCTATTCATTCAGATGTTTGTTTGCATTACATGAAGTCCTGCTTGGACTTACAAAAGGAGTGCCTACTTAATAATACCAATATTACTTTTCAACTTATGAAAAGCAGTCTAGTCACTCAAGGACGAAACTTATGTGTATCCAGTTTTCTAGACTCCACTGCCCATCAAATGTGTTTTATTGATGCGGACATTGCCTTCTCGGTTCGTTCCATTTTTAGACTTTATGAATGTCCTTATGAAGTTGCTTTGATTGTTTATCCTATGAAGACTGTCGATGCCGACAAATTTAGAAAAGATGATATTAGAAGACCGAGTGATCATCCTGATACTAAAGGCTATCTATTTCCTGTAAGACTCCCTAATATTAATGAGATTCCTATGGATAATGGTTTTATCCAAGTAGAAAGAGGACCAGCGGGATGTATGATGATTAAGCGTACCGCTTTTGATAAATTAAGAGAAGCTTATCCTGATTTAACTATAAAACAAAAAACATTGGTTAATGGTAAAATGGTAGAGCGTCCTAACTATTATAATTTCTTTGATACTTACTATAGTATGGAAACTAAGCTGTATTTAGGAGAGGATTTTAATTTTTGTAAGTTATGGACTGATATAGGGGGGAAAATATATGCTTTAGCCGATGAAGAAATCTCTCATGTGG